AAGATATCAATATATCCACAAAGAGTCCGGCGCTGCAATTTGGCGTATTGGCGGGGGAACAGGGGGAAGGTGTGAAGAGATCCGAGATGAAGATGATCGAAACAGCGGCGCGGCAGCGATGGGAGGTGTCATCTGAGTACCGATCACAGGCTGTTGAGACTTTGATGAAAATCTTGAGCAGTGTACAGTCGTCAGATCGCGAGAAAATTGCAGCGACCCGAGCATTGGTTGCGATGGATGTCTTGAATCAGCGAGATGAACATGCAGAACAACTTAAATCAGACCGAAATAGATTTCTTGAGATCGCTAACCGACTCGGAATTAGAGCAAGTGTTGACAACACTCCCGCAGTCGGAGCAAATAACATTATTGAGGGAACTGTTGACCGATCCGCAGGACAACAACCCCGACCTAAAAAGAAAAAGAGCGCAAAGAAGCGCGGCAGCCGAAGTAGTAATAAATCCAATCGCTGATCCTGCGAGAAGAGCTAGGTGTTTGGCAGATCCGGTGGAGTTCTTGCGAACATATGGACTCGATGACTCGGGAAAGTCTTGTTTTTACAACCCTTTTGCTGCTCATCACCTCGCAATGATCGAAGCAATCGATGAACGCAGTCGGAACGGCGGAGATAAAAGTTTGGCAGCTCCGCGCGGAGACGGGAAGTCAACGACGGCGGTCTGGATGGCAATTTACATTCTTCTTGCTGCAAGAGTTCGCAGTATTGTGGTAATTGCAGCGACTAGAAAGCACGCTCAAAAACTATTTAAGACAATTAAGCGAGCATTGACACGAAATGAGTTGTTAATGTCTGATTTTCCAGAGATTTGCGATTGTGTCCGCGAATTAGATGGCGCACCACAGCGAGCAGCCAAGCAACACGTCAATGGCAAGAAAACTGGAATCGTTTGGACGCAGGATGAGATTAAATTGCCGCATGTTGATGGCAGTCCTTACGGTGGCGCTCATGTTGCTTACTATGGACTCGACTCTGCTATTCGTGGAGGTCGTTTTGAGTTTGCATTGATCGATGACCCCGAGACGAGAGAGGTTGCTTTCTCTGACGAGCAGAATCGTAAGGTCGAAGACATGATTGACGGAGACATTGCTGGCTTGGCTGGGCCAAACACCGCTATTTCTCGGGTTATTCTTACAACGATACAAAATTGCCGAAGCTATAGCTATCGAGTGACAGATCGCAAGTTAAAACCAACTTTTGCCGGTGATCGATATGGGATGCTGGCGGAATGGCCTGAAGACCGAGATGTTTGGGATGAATACATCGCGATAAGGCAACGCAATCAAGCGGAAGGCGATAAAGATGGCCTAGAGGCTTTGCAATTCTACATTGACAACCGTGAGCGAATGGAGGCGGGCTGTGTTGTTTCAAACCCTCACCGATTTAACCGGCGACTCGATGCTGATGGGAATGCGGTCGAGATTAGTGCAATTCAGGCGTTTTTTAATCGAGTAGCTGACTGGGGGCTGTCTCGCGTCATGGCAGAGTTGCAAAACCAGCCAGACGAAGACGAGCAAGAGGAAACACTTGGATTGACCGCTGGATTGGTTGCCAGTCGAGTTTCTCACTTGCTTCAGAACGAATTGCCAACGGGAAGCTGTAAAATTGCGTTTGGCTTGGACATCGGAAAGTATTATTCGTATTGGGTCAAAGTGGCAAGTCACGGCAACGCGATAGGGCATGTCATAGACTACGGCATCATTGAAAATCCCAACATGACCAAAGCCACTGAGCCAGATGCGGTTGCTGTTAGCTTGCTGAAGAGTCTTGATATGTGGCGAACCGACATGCTGGCTGAAAACCCGCCAGACTTTGGTTTGATCGATTCAGGTTTCCAAACAGATGCAATTTATGAATTTGTTCGTCGTGCGGGCGGAAGTCCCTTCGCTGCTGCAAAAGGTTGGGACTCTGGAAGGTTTCGCATTGGGGAAAACAAGACAGGTCGAAGAGTATTTCATGAAGCATATGCCCAATTCTTAAAAGAAGAAAAAATTTGGCTGTACAACGTCCACACTGAATGGTGGAAGCAATACCTGCAAGAAAGGTTTTTGACCCGCAACATTGTAGAGGGTAATTTTAACGATGGATCGTTCAGTTTATACAACGCTGGAAGAGACCCAAAGAAACACTTAAGTTTTTCGCATCACATGACAGCGGAGGGCGAAGAAAAGCTCTTTGTCGAGGGCAAGGGAATTGTCAGAAGCTGGAAAGTTTACAACCGAAATAACCACTGGCTTGACGCTATGGCGTTAGCAATGGCAGCGCTTGGCGTTTTGGGCGTTAGGTTAATTCCAAGAGTCAGTCTTCAGAATGCACCTGTCAGGCAGCGACCAGAGCAGGAAATTAGAAAACCAGATCCACGATTTCAGCATCGCCAAGGTGGGTGGGTGCAAGGAGCAAAACCTAGAAGGGATATAAAATGACAACGTCAAAGAAAGCAAAGAAGACAAAAAAGCCTAGTCAGAAAAAAAAAGTTATTCGTCGGCCACAAGTTCCAAAAGCAAGAAGGTATGCGCCAAAAGATTGTAACGCCTGCACCGAATTAAGACCTAAAAGCAAATCATACAGCGAGGTTTACAGCACTTTTCGCAGGACGGATGGGGTCTATAGGTACTGCCGATGCACGTTCTGTCAGAACACTTGGATAAGTGTTGAGAGGTTTAATTAGCCATCGTCGTGGAAAAAGGCGGCTTGGGAAAATTTATCAAGACGCTATAGTTTTCGGAATGGCAACTTCACAACAACTGCTAACGCAGATAGACGCTGCAATCGAGGCATTGCTGACTGGCGGTCACTCTCAGTACAGCATTGGGTCGAGAAGCGTAACTAAACTTGACCTTCCTTCTCTTTTTAACGAACGCCGGATGCTGCAATCCGAAGTGGCTCGCGATGCAAATGGAATGATTCGTTTAGCAAAAATGGCGAGAACATCAAAATGATCGAACGACTGATTGACGGTTTCTACAAGACCGTGTCACCTCGGCGAGCGTTGCAGAGATTGCAGGCAAGAAAAATTCTTCGCGAGTACGATGGCGCTAGACCAAACCGCATGAACGCCTACGCAGATCCGAAGAACCACTCTGCTGATGTTGAGCAACAAGGCCCGTTTGGTGCAGACGCATTAAGAGCTTGGGCGAGAAAGCTGGTTCGTGACAACGCATATGCTTTTGGCATTGTCGATACCGTGGTAAGCTCGGTAATTGGCGAGGGAATAAAAGTAGAAAGCATGTGCGATGGCTATAGGGGCGTTGATGAAGATGAGGTCAACGAGTATCGAAATCGCGTGTGGCAAGAGTGGGCGGAATGCTGTGAGCTAACAGGCCAGTATAATTTTGATCAATTGCAGATGGTATGCCAGCGAGAAATGGTAGAGGCGGGTGAGGTTCTTGTTCACTTAGTGACACTGCCAAGCAAGAGGCACAACGGAATCTATCGTCCAGTCCCATTTGCACTTGAGTTAATCGAGGCAGACAGGCTTGCAAGTGATCGCGACACCTATCAGATCGCACGAGACCGAGAAGGTATTAAGATTGTTAGAGGCGTGGAAATGGATCACGCTGGAACGCCCTTGGCTTATTGGATTTACCCTGCTCACCCTGACTCGGGCTACGCCTACCAGACAACCCCAATAAGAATCCCAGCAGGCAAGATTGTTCACCTGTTTAAGCGTGATCGCATTGGTCAGAGTCGAGGCGTTACTTGGTTTGCCCCCGCGATTGAGTCTCTTAGAACGATGGGCGTTTATCTGGAAAACGAATTGCAAGCCTCAGCGGTTGCTAGTTGCTTTACTATGGCAATTAAAACTGACGGAGATCCTACCAGCGGATTGCTTCCGCCAAGCTACGAAGATGGCGAGGGCAGTGATGCAGCGGGCAACGGCTACGACTACTTGCAGGCTGGCATGATTATGCGACTGCGACCAAACGAGTCAGTCGAAAGCGTTAACCCAACTCGACCAAACACTGGAGCAGGTGCGTGGATTAACACTATTTTGCGACAAGTTGCAGTTGGAGTTGGCTTGTCATACGAGACTGTTGCTCGCGATTACTCGCAAACAAACTACTCAAGCAACCGAGCAAGCCAGCTTGAGGATCGCAGGCGGTTTCGCAGGTGGCAAAGCTATTTGTGCGGTGATTTGCTTCAGCCTGTTTGGGATGAGTTCTTTAATCATTGCGCTATGGTCGATAAGCGATTGTTCCCCACAATGGCGGAACTACTGGACAACAGGCGTAAATTTACTCGCGTAGAGTTTCAGCCTCCAAGATGGGAATGGGTAGATCCTTCGACAGAGCAAAGCTCAAGCGAAGCAAGCATTAAGGCGTTTCAAAGCACTTACCAAGACGAGCTATCAGGCAGGGGTGCAAACTGGAAGCGAGTATTTGAGCAGCGAGCAAGAGAAGAAAAGTTGCTTAAAAAACTTGGGTTAACATCACCAGCAGGGCAAGAGCAGGCAGACGCAGCCTCTAAGATGCAGACAAGCGAAGCTGCAATGGTTTCAGCAGAGGCATCAGCCGAGCCAAAGGAATCCACGGAAAAGATTGAGGTTGAGAAACCTCAAGATCCGCAAGGTCTAAAAAAAAAGCTGGACGTAGAACGAGGGGTTGGTAAGTGCGGCCAAGACAGCGATGGAACCTTTGGGGCGGGCAACACATGTGCGGCTGGCTCGGGTCGTGGCGGTAAGGATGGGACGGGTGGCAAGGCACAACCTAGCTCGGCAAGCAAAAAATCCAAATCGTCGAAACTTAGAAACCCTTTTGCTGACGACAATGGCGATGGGATTACCGACAACGCATTGATTGGAGTGGATGCTGACGAGACTCCACCCCCGCCAAAGATCCCACGACTTCCAAACCTTGACAGCGAAGAGCAGGAAAGTCAGGACGATTTCAACGCAAGGATTGAGGCCAATCCTGAAAAAGAAGCAGACCGATATCGGGAAATGGTCGCTGCAAAAAAAGACCCTAAATTTCCTCTGGCTCACAAGTCTTTTAACACCGACGATGCAAAGTACCTTAATCCGAAGTACGACAAAAACGATCCCGC